CCCTTGCTATCACATAGGATGATTCATAAAATGCACTACAATTATAATTATCATATTTCCTCTTCCAGTGCATAGTCTTTTATCCAGTCATCTTCTACTTTTAGCGGATTTTCACAAAATCTGGTAATACTGTAGCATTTTTCAAACAGAAAATCAATCGTTTTCCTCACCTTCACCGCAACCAAAAATTTCTCATTATGAGGTTGGGGACGTTGCACAATTTTTATAATCTCAAATCCTCCATGGTACTTTCATCCTTTAAGATAATTTTTACTATTCTTTTTGAACTACAGAATACATCCATCCGTAATTCGAATAATGCGATCACATCGATGTGCCACCTCGTCATCATGCGTTACTATAATAATTGTTTTACCAGTTCTGTGAATTTTTGCAATCTCATCCATAATCTTAATGCTGTTTTCACTGTCAAGAGCCCCTGTCGGTAACTTTAATTTAGTAGTAGTATAAATATTTTGCTTTCAAAATAAGCGGGAATGCTTTTTAGTTATTCCCGCTTATTTATCATCTAATACTACTTTTATTTTTCTTGTCATAATCTGTTGGGATTACATGCCACCCTTTATAACTATATCCTGGACGTTGTCCTTCCGGTAGTATTCCAAGTACGGATCTTTTGACGCGACTCAATCCAGCAATTATATTAAAAAATTGCTTTGTGTCAGGCTCTACTCCAAAATACTTATTACCGTTTTCTCTAAGCCAAAAAGACAGCGAATGGATATAAAAGTGTTCTCCCTCTGGGCTTACTAAATGCCAATCTATCGCCGCCCTGTTTGTTTCAAATCGCCCTGATTTTGGGCTTTTCTTTGCAGCTTCTGTTGCTTTTCTCTGTATTTCCATGTTACGCGGATTTTTGAGTCTTGCTTCTGACATTCTACGTTTGCTTTCTTCAGATCTCTTTAATCCCTTATGTGTTTGACTCAAATGTATCAACCGACATTCTCTCGAACATGTCACAATGTTACGTGATGATTCGCAATAAAACTTTTTCCCACAAACAACACATTTTTTAACAACTTTTGCCATGTTTTATTTACTCCTTAACCCCAAACGGCGGAGCTTATGGCTCCGCCATCCTTTTATTTGTTCAAAGTAAAAGTATATTCTCCTTGGAACTCATCGTCTGTAACCCATTCAATTTTTATCACCTTTGTTTCTTCCGGAAGCTCTGCTCCCAGTTTTCCAAGTGGTATAAAATCTATGGTTAAACTTGCATACCCATTTTCTTTTTGCAATTTAACATGCTTTAACTTTAAGCCCGCCACACCACTGAGATCATAATCTTTTATTATCTGATCGAATCTTTTTTCGATTGCATCTGGTAAAGATTCGCCAGTTATTTCTCTGTAGTTTGCAGTTCCGCTTGTGTAATATGGTGCATAATATCTCCACACTGTTCTTTCAATTACCTCTGTATTCAGGTCAGCTGCTTTCTTGTCAGCCTTTTCTCTGTTTTCGTAACTCCATTCAATACCTCGATCTTTTACAATATATTTTTTCATAGCTAATTTCCTTTCTTTAAATACTTATCATCATTTTCAATTTTTTTTGCAAATTCCAACATCATTTTTGATAGTTGCGCGGACTTACTTACCCCCGCGCATTCACATGCATGATCAAATTTTTCAACAACTTCTTTTCTAAGTTTATACGATTTCGACACATATCCTACTTTTTTCTGATACTTCTCTGATGCGATCGTCTGTGCGCTTGGATTACCTCTTGGCATTCTTTCTTTTTCTCCTTTCCTTTCTAATCTCTGCCACAGCTTCCACTATTACCCCTAGTGATGCAACCATCAATATAATGCTGGACCACATGCTCCTTGATGCCATATGCAAGACCAAAGCTCCTACCAGAATTATTGCACTATATCTTTTCATTTTCTTACAGATGAGCTATAATATTTAAAGGTTCGGGGCTTTAGCCCCTTGCCTCTACTTAAGAGAATTGATGAAATCCGCTAAGCCTTTGAAAAACGTTCCCAGCGCAATCAGAATGGCAATTGCATTTTTCATCATTCTCTTTTTTCTTTTGTTCTTTTTGCTCATCTATCTTTCACCTCCTTACAAATACATTATATTATATGGTGTACCATATGTCAAGCAATTTTTAATTTTCTTTGCATTTTACCAAAATAAAAAAGCCGGAGAAATATCATTTTTGACATTTCTCCGGTCCATTTGCTACTTGTTTAAATTTTCTTTCTGGATATTACAGCTGCTCGAACTGCACGAATTCTGTTTCTCCAGATAAATACAGATCTCCTACGGTTCTTACCATTTTTCTTCCATCTATCATATGGATTTCTTTGACATAATACGTCTGCCCTCTGGTTGCCCGACCGCAGATATTGCTCTCTCCCCATTCCGGTGTCCTGTGGATATTTAAAGATCCGTCACATATTACTGTTACTTTCATTTTCCCTTGCGGGATAATCACTTTCGGCTCTGTGCTTTCCTCCGGTTCTGCCTCCGATTCTGCCTCTGCTTCCGGCTCTGACTGCTGCTCCGGTTCTGTTTCTGTCTGCTGCTCCGGTTCTGGTTCTGCCTCCTGCTCTGACTGCTGCTCTGGTTCTGGTTCTGCCTCCGGCTCTGTTCCTGCCTCCGGTTCTGGTTCTGCCTCTAATTTTCCGTTAATCAGATTTCCTTCCGCATCCCATACACAAGTTCCTTCTGCCTTAGCCATTGCTTTTAATGCCCCATCCTTTGTCTTATATTCTTTGCATTCTTCTTTTTTAAATGCATTTCCTTCTTTTCCTAAGTAATACAGCATTTTCTCTTCCTCCTACTATTTAAGATCATTTTTACTTAAAAATCCGGTTTTCTTTCCGCATTGCACAAACAGATAAATCTTTCCTCCCTTGGCAGTGTAATATCCATAGCTCTGTACGGTAGTATCTTTCTTAATAGCCGCTACGACTCCGGTTCCTGCACCTGCCATAAGGTTGCAATTATCTTTTACCTTATATGTACCAGCATATTCCTTGTTAAAACTCTTTGCAGACTCGATCCGCGTTGCCGCCTTGTCCGTATTTTTTTGCGCCTTAGATGCATTTCCAGCCGCTTTCTTTCCGGAAGATGTTTCCCAGGATGCCGATTCCATAAATTTTTTCGGTGTTCCGTAGACTGCGATCAATTTTTTGGGTGTGCTGCCCCACTGCGATAACTGCAGGTGTGGCAGATCCCTAATTGATTTCCAGTCTCCACCCCACTCTAATCCAAGTTTTTTTGCAACCTGTCCGACACGATTAAATGTCTTTTTCGCATTGTTGTATGCGTCATCCTTGGTCTGCCCATCTCCATCAATATCCATTATCAAATAAAAATCTGCTGCAATTCCCCACTGGTGCATTGATCTGTATGTATCTCCCGGTGCATTTGTCACTTTTGGTCCTGGCTTGCTTCTGCCTTTTGCATACAGGTTGTCCTGCTCCGCCTTGGTCCTTAATGTTTCCGCCCAGCCGATCTTTATGTTTTCCTTTCCCAGCTCTTTTTCCAGCAATGCAATTTTCGCTTGCAACTCTGGGTGCAGAAGTTTTTTATCTCTCATTTTTTTCACCTTTCTTTTGTAAAATGTCAATCGCATTTTTTATAACCTGTGGCATTGGAACCCCCATCAACCCGGCATTTTCCGTTAAAGATATAAGCTCATTGATCGTAAATGCAATAATTACCGCATCCCTGATATAATGCTTTCCAATCAAGAGATCTAACCGATACGCAATAAGGACATACAAAAGCGTCATGCACTTTCTGCATAATCCTTTCCATCCTGCACGGCTTTCCAGCGTTCCTGTATCCGTTTTCGTGCTTGTATGGAATACTCCGGCTACGATCATGCCAGTAATGTAGTCAGCAATCATAAATATCAGCAGCGTTGCAAGCCCTGTGTCCCATCCTCCAAATACTGCTGCAACCGTTGATCCAAATAACCCGGCTACTGTACATATCATCTGTTTCATTTTTCTGTTCCTCCTTCTGCTTTTTCGATTTCTACCCGCACCTGTTCGCGCCAGCGTTCCGGTACATCATCAATCGCCATTTTTTTATCAACCGTAATCCGGCGGACATAGAATTTAATAAGGTTTACACATGCCATTATTCTTCACCTCCGATTATTCCGGCTAAATCCTCGATAGCTCCTGCGTTTGCTTCATGCCCGGCTTTCAGCTCATCAATTGCCTTTTCCATTTCCGTCTTTGTCCGCAGCCTGATAGTAACCGTGTAAGTTCCATCTTCCTTGCCGGCCTCGTCCGTATTCGGTGCGTATGTAAACCCATCACACTTCAGATCGGTATACTTTCCAGATACCTCATCATTGTGTGTAAATGCGACTTCCGCAAGGTTGTCTGCAGTAAAAGCATCCGTGATTGCTTTAATTCCATCAAAGTCTTTCGACTGAATCTGAATATTGCCGAGACTCGCTCCTTCAGCAACCTCGAACTCTGTTTTGTTTTTCAGGATAATTTTGTCCATTTTTATTACCTTCCTTTCTTTAACCTAAATGAATAACTAACGGCATATATCTAATTGTTGATACTGTTACATTTGCATTTCTTCCGCTAAAAAATATCGACAAACTAGTATTGGACGGGCTGCTTGTTAAATTGTATTTTATACACGTACCCTGTAGTTTAATATTTTCATAATTTAACGTATTTACATCGATTAACACAATGCTATTAGCCGGCAATGTCATACTAACAGTTAGAGATACTGATCCGCCGGCAGGATATTTTATATCTTCAACGTGATACCCGCCATTATCTTGTTCCCATTTTGTACCGCCAACAGTTGCCAAACCACCACTATCGGCTATGACAGCAAACGGATTTCCAGTAAATATGTTTTCGATGCCGATTGTCGGTACTTTCTTACTATTTAGACTGCCGTTTAAATCACTTAACTGTTTCGCCAGCGTGCCGTCTATATTCGGGTTCGCCTGCCGTGCATCCAGTGCATACCCAGCCTCTGTAGTTGTCTGGTTGTTTACCACCTTGCTTTTATCCAGCTTATCAAAAACGGATGATACCGCTTTTGCAATCTTGCCAAGCATTGCCTTAAATGATTCTCCCGATACCAATTTTGTCAGTGTTGTGGCTTCCGTAAATGTTGTATCTGTAGTCCCTGCCGATCCTGGATCGCCCTTTTCCCCTTTCGGTCCTGCCGGTCCAACATCCCCTTTTTCTCCCTGTGGTCCTGCCGGTCCAACATCCCCTTTTTCGCCCTGTGGTCCTGCTGGTCCTCTTTTTCCTTCTCCTGTATCCCCCTTGTCTCCTTTTGGTCCTTTAAAATTTCCGATGCATATCTTTGGCATATCGTTTCTCCTTTCTGCTAATCTGGTAAAATGTAATAAATGTTTCCTGTATCGTCCGTCTCAAATTGTGGTGGATTATCTGCATCTGAATAGTAGCACCACAGATTTCCATTTTCATCTCCGGACAGTGCTATCATTCCATTGGCTGGCATGGTCACACCGCTTTCCCCTGTAGCTCCCTTTTCTCCGGTATCCCCCTTATCTCCCTTTTCGCCTTTCAATTCTCCATTTTTTAATTTCTGTTCAACTTCTTTTGCGATCTTTTCTGCCGCACTCCCTGCCATATTTGCTTTTTCTGTGGCATCCTTTGCAGTCTGCTGTCGTATTTTTTCTGCTGCTGCCCGGCTCTCTTCATTCTGCTGTCGTATTTTTTCTGTTGCTGCCCGGCTCTCTTCATTCTGCTGTCTGTTTTTCTCGCCCTGTGATCGCTTCTGCTCACTTTTTACACGATCTGATTCAGCTTGTCCCCGGTTCTCTTCGTTTTGCTGTCTCTCTTTTTCTGTTGCTGCCCGGCTCTCTTCATTCTGCTGTCGTATTTTTTCTGCTGCTGCCCGGCTCTCTTCATTCTGGTTTCTCTGCTGCTCTGCTTTAACTGCTGCACTGTTCGTATCCGATATTTTTTCAATCAGGTCATTGACTTTCACTTCGATTGCCGTAAATTCATTAGACGATTCTATAGCACTGTCACTTCTTTGAGTCGTTTCAATCTCGATTTCAAAGGTGGCACTTGTAATTATCTGTGTATCATCCGCTGTCCGGATCTCTACATTACAATATGCTGTTCCAGATGCAGCTAAAGCCTGACTTGTAAGATCAATGGTTACTTCATTTCCACTGTATGTACATTTGTTGTATACGAATTTTCCATCTGGCTTTTTTATATTCACTATGGCACGGGCACCGTCCGGAATCATATATGGTTCTCCGTTATTTACCAATTTGACCAATACACACCGCGTAGCACGGTCTCCTTGCACCGCAGACACCATATATTTCTTTATATCCCCGGACATTTCCATGGTAATATTGGTTACCATCTTAGACAGGCTCATTTTCCCCACCTCTTTTCCTGCTTAACCATGTTAAGCCATCTTCTTAACTGCCTCTTCAAATTCCTTCCGGTCTGCTTCAAACGTTTTTTCATTTGCATCAAAAATTTCCTGATTCTGTACGGAATAATTTACACTTCTCTTTCCGTCTGCCGATATGGATGCGCTAAAATACACATACGGTGCATCAGATTCTGCAAGCCTCGAATATCCACTCACATTTACTGTCTTTGTTACTTCTAACATAATTTTTCCTCCAATCTTTCTATACGTTGTTTTAATATTTCAATTTCTCCATTTAAAGTACAATTACTCATTCGTAATTGTTCAATTTCTTTTTCCTGCCTTTGGATCATCTGCACATGCATTGCGTGCAGTTCGTCTTTGTCAACTCGATAAACATACTGATCTCCAATAATATCCATTTCGTTTGACAAATCTGCATCACATTTTTCCTTGTAAACCAAGCTAAGATTTCCAAGATTTAATTTTTTTGCAATATCCTCGATATCCTGTGCGATAAATCCGTAATGGATACGCTCATCATATCCTTTTAATCCAGTCTTAAACTTATATTTTCTCGGATTAAGTTTCATATACAAATACGTTATATCCGGCATATCTGCAAAATCTTTTTTTAATCTCCTATCAGATCCACTCTTCTTTTGGAAATTATTGCTTACCCATGTTGTCGTGGCCAAGTTATGGCTGCTGTCTGGTCCCTTTATATTCCCATGTCCTGTGTCGGTATAAGATAAATTATCAAATTTTAATTCTTCTGTTGTTACTACACGAGAACCCATATTTGACAAAACACCATCTACCGCAACACTTCCCGGAAAGTTGGTGTGCATATCCCGACCACCGAATTGCAGTATTCCTAAAGATGTAACTTTAATTATTTCATACTTATAATTATTTCCATTCCAAGGAAAACCATAATTGATTCCATCATAGAATGTTGCACGCGTGAATTCGCTGTCATCACTTTTAATAACTCCGGTAGTAATATTTGCTCCGTTAATTGTGGTCGATCCAGCATTTGCCAGATCGTTAAATCTAACGAATCCCGTTACTGTTATATTGGCAGTACCACTTGTTGTATCAAGCAGCTGGCCATTTTCATCATACAGCTGTATCGTAATTCCTACGGTTTTCTCCCCACCTGTAGCCTGTAGCGATAATTTATGCGGCAACTGCGATATTTTTGTTGCAATTTCAAGATTTTCCCGTGATCTGTCTGCCACCTCCGTTTCAATGCTTTTCTCTGTCTTTTCTACCCTTACCGTAATCTTTGAATCTTCACCCTGTCTGGTTTCTGCTTCATCCGCGATATCGTCCGACAGGTTTCCTTCCTCTGTCGTTGCGCGATCCGTCTCGGCATCCACTTCCTCCTGCTGGATCTCCGCAAATGTTTTATTAACATTTGACAGTTCAACGGTATTTTTTTCCGGTGTTTCTGGGTATTCTACAATTTTTACAATTCTCTGCTTGTCCTTAATGCCTTTTGACTTTGATATAATGGTAACTGTATCTCCAATTCCATATGCAAGGATATCCTTATAGACTTCACTCTGCTTTGCCAGATCCTGCACTTCTGCAGTATACTGTCTGTATGGCTTCGATATTTCCGCAAGTTTTGCGGTCGCGTCTTCTATAAGGCTATCCACCACGGTATATCTTTCATCTTTCCATACGCATGCTTTCACTTTGCTGCTGTACTGGTGGTTATCAATATAATCTTTTCCCAGCACTGTTTCCGGTGTGAGTCCATCTTTCCCGATTGGATAAATCCTTGTATAAAAATCATAGGTATCAGATTTTCGTGTCATTTTTTTAAGGTTTAATCCCTCAATAAAATAGGCTCCCTTATCCTCTCCAATTCGATCATAGATATCAATTTTCTTTTGCAGCGTATCTATTACACATTCGCATCTGTAAGTGCTTAATGCTTTCTGCAGAACACTCCACGCTGTCTGCTGATCAGATTCACGGATTGTTCGTCTTTTTGTAACCTCACAATTGCGGATGCTCCAACCGGTACCATCAAAAGCAATTTGCAAACATTCCATGATTGTCTTTTCAACCGTCTCAAATCCGGTCTTAAATACCTTGGATTCCAATTCTTCCACGTTTAAGGTGGCTGTATATGTATTAAAATCATCAGCTTCATTTATTTCCTTTAATACATACTCATCCGTTTTCGTCCTAATATAGCACTCTTCTTTTAAATCGTTTACCAGGGCGGCAGTTGCCGGATACTGGAAAGACATCTCTTTATCTCCGGAATCAAGGGTTGTCGTAATTGATCTATCCTTAAATCCAGTCAGTATTCCAATTCGGTTTTTATTTACATCAAAAATTTGCAACCTAACCGCCTCCTATATCCACATTGGACTATATTTTACATTTACCTTTGCCGCATCCGAAGAAAATCCTACGGTTATTTCTCCGGCTCTCATACGTGGAAATTCCCACATATTAACCCGATTAAAAGCATTTTTGCCATCTACTGTAACAATTCCACGGATACCATCAATAATCATCGTTTTTCCCGCTTCCAGAGCTTCTACGACTATGCTCTCACTGCTCAATCCGGTTATCTCGTAATTTGTTAATACACTCTTTGCATATATTGCTATAATGCACGGTGCCGATCTTGTCCCGGCATTGTACACCGTTGCAGTTTTTTCCCCATCAAAGACAAGATCAAGCTGGTCATCATAGAAAAATCCGTCAAATTCCAGATTTAATACATACCGATTTTTTACATTTTTCTTTTCGTAGTCGCTGGATGTCATGTAACCCTTGTAAGTACCTTTGTATCCATCCAGGTTAAGATCACACGATTTTGTAAAATTCTGCATAAACTCGGATGCTGTCCGTATAATCTTATTTCTGTTCTGTCCTCTAAAATATACCGACAGTTTTAAATGCCCCATTGTTACATCCGTATCGAATTCTGCCGGTAACAATGCCCGCGTTATCCATTCGTAATTTACGTTAATACCAGGAGGCTGTACATCTACGGTTAATTGTTTTGCATCATATTTCCGGATATCAATACCATTTACCTTCATGTTTACCTCCGTTTTCGTTTATCCGTTACCATCTTGCTGTCTACCTTGGTAACGGTCCTGCTTGCGATCTCATCACCATCAATGTATGTGTAACATGTTACTCCGACCGCCTGTGCTTTCTGTACTGCTTCAAATTTTCTGTCAAGTATGCTGCTAAATTTCTGGTAAAATTCCTGCAGCGGAAGAATTGCCTCTGCTCCGGCCTCTCCACCAACCATCCAGCTGTTTCCATTCAATCCGAATACTGTCGGGTTTGTCATAATTCCACCAGTTTTGTAATAATCGACCTTGAATTTTGGAACTGATCCTTTCCCACCAATTCCATACGGTGTTTTTCCACTGCTAACGGAAATGTGCGGTATCTTTAGCTTTGGCAGTGACCATTTAAAGTCCATTGCCCTTTTTAACTGGGTAGCTCCCTTTTTCGTAGTTGACACAGCAGTGCTTATTGTCTTTTTGGTATTCTTCTGTATCTTAGCCAATGATTTAGTCAATGGCTTTTCTGCTCCATCCACAGTTTTCTTTACTGCTGCCGCACCAGTAACCCCCAGCTTTTTACATGCATCCGTGTAGGTTTTCTGTGCTTTTGTAAGTTTTTCCTGCGCCTGCTTGTTTGCTTTCGCAATCTTATCATCTGTGCTCTTCTTGGTACCTTTCAGCTCTGTGGTGGCCTCGTCTTTTGCAGATGTCTGTCTTTCCTTATACAGCGCTGTGTATCTTTTCAACTCTTCCTCTGTCATGGAGTTGATTGCTTTTACCTGCTGCAATCCGCTCACACCCATTTCCTGTATTGTTTTAAACAGTTCTGTATTTCCAAGCCTAGATTTTAATGTAGCAATCTGACGTTCCCACTCGTTTAGAGCTTCTACCTGTGTCTGCATACCTACCAGCAGATCACTCTTCGAGACTGTATCTCCTGCATCGTAAGACTCAAACAGCGAAAAAGAGGAAAGCAGAGAATCTTTTCTTTCCTTTACTGCATTTTTGTATTCATCATTTAGGCTTTTAATCTCTTTTTTCAGATCAGCATTTATCTGTTTTTCGCTCTTGGCATATTCCTTCTGTGCCTTTGTAAGCTGGCTGTTTAAGGATTTTTTGTCTGCAAGGTATTTTTTATCAGCTTCTGTCCGTGCGGATGTCCCTTTTTTTATCTGCTTTCTTACATTATCCCAGTATTCCGTTTCCTGTTTTAAGGACATCTTGTGATATGTCTTATAGGTATCCAGCTTTTTCTTTGCTGCCTTTACAATCTCGCTTCCCATTTCGGACGCGGATTTTTTTGCATGCTTTTTATGTTTTGTGATACCATTTGCCACACCAAGCGCAAGGTTCTTTCCGATCTGCTCCTCCATCACCTTGGACGGGGAATGAATTCCAAAGAAATTCTTTAACCCGGTAAGCACTGAATTTCCAAACCCCCGGACCTTTGAAATTACCCAAGACTGCATATTGCTTATTCCGTTCCAGAGACCTTTTACCAGGTTGATTCCAATTGATACGGTTTTCCTCGGAATTTTTCCCACTTCTGTGACGACACCTGATGCAAAACTGGATGCATTTTTTTTCGCCTGTGATACCTTCTCTGCAATAGAGTTAGCAGCCTTTTTAAATCCTTCCCGCGTCTTTTGCACCATGATGTCAAGTTTTCCACCCGTCAACTTGTTTATTTCATCATATTTTCTCTGATAATTATTTCGTATACCTGTCATTGTGGCAGCAACGATTCCCTTTATCCCACCACCATTCTTCTGGTACGCGGATTTCATTTCATCAAGGTTTTTCTTTGCTGATGCAGTAGAGGCTTTCATATTGTCCTCTACCGTCTTATGTATGGCTTTAAATACCGTAGACGTAGCTTTTCCTATCGCGCTGTTTTTCACCGAATTTGTCATTTTTTTGACGTTATTTTCTACCGCCTCACCTGACTTTTTAAAGGAATCGGTAACGCCCTTTTTTATATTATTAAAATCCTTTTTAATATTTCCCCATAACTTTGATCCAAACGCGCTTATCTTGTCCCAGTTTTTGTACAGCGCAACCCCTGCCGCTATCAGACCTGTAATCAATCCAACAATCATTAGGATCGGGCACAGCTTCATTGCTACGTTTAATGCAGTCTGTGCAGCTGTCATTGTCCCTGTTGTAGCTGTTGCGGCCGCTGTGGCTGTTGTATGCGCTGCTGTGGCGGCCGTTGCTGCTGTATCTGCTGCCGTTCCCGCTGCCGTGGCTGCTGTCTTTGCCGTAATCTTTGCGATTATCTTTGCAGCTCCGGACACAAATTTCTGTCCGGTCGTTACTGTATCAGAGATTCCCTTTGCCACTTTTCCGAACCCGATTGACAACGGACCGATAGCAGCGACTACCGCTCCGATTTTGATGACGTTTTGAGCAGTCTCGGAATCCATGTTTTTGAGTACGTTTGTTACATCTCCGATAACCTCTTTCACGGTTGGCATGCTGTCCTTTCCCAACCGCAACAATTCATTTCCTAAAGGCAAAAGAGATGTCTGTAATTCTCTGAACTGGGTCTTTAACTGCGTGGAAAAAGAGTTATTCACCTGCTCTCCTGCCTTGACTGTCGCTCCCTCGACGTTCTCAAGTCCTCCCTCAATATCTGCAAGAGACAACACCGTGTCTTTCCCTAAATCCTCCCACATCGTTCCAAACAAATCTGTACCTGCGATGTTCTGTGAAATAGGGTCGTCCATGTTTTTCAGTGCAACGAGTGTCTTGTGAAATGCCTGTGACGCTGTGTCTCCTCCTGCTGCAAACTTTTTCGCCATCTCATCCGCATTTAATCCGATTCTATTGAAACCGTCCACTGTCGTGTCCGAACCGTCAACCGCTCTGATGCTGAACTCTTTCATTGCGTCGCCGACTTTGTCGAGGTTAAACGCTCCGTTCTGTGCCCCTTGTACTAAATAAGCCATTGCGGTCTTTGCGTCCATTCCTAACGCTTGGAACTTCGGCGAATATTCCCTCATGGTGTCAAGCAGTTCGCCCGAATAGTTCGCTCCGTTTTGGAATCCGACCGTCAGCACATCCATTCCCTCGCTGATGTCGTCAATAATTCCGTTGTTTTTCATGGTCGTCAGAGTTCTCGCCAGTTCCTCGTTCTCTGTTCCGAACATATCGGACATTGTCATCATCTGCTCGGCGATTGTCTGCTGCTGTTCAACAGACATGTCTTTTGCCCCTTTGATGTTTTGAACGAGTGTGACGACCGCAGACGAACAGTCACCCAAACTCTCCCCGAATCCATTTGTGTAAAGATTTTGAGCGACTGTCTTGAGTTTCTCTGTCTCCTCTGCTGTCAATCCCAACTGCCCTTGCATCGACATCAAGTCATTTTCGACATCATATGCGTTTTTTGCGACTGCGGTTTCCATTCCTGCAATCCCCGTAGAAACAACCGACATTTTCTTTCCGAAACTCTCCATCTTTGTTCCCGCCGTATCGCAAGCGGTCGCAAATTTTTCAAGTTTATTGTCCTTTAACTGCTCATTGACATTTTTCAGTTCTGCCTCCATGTTCATGAGGGCGGTTTTTGACTTTTCCGTCTTTACCGTCTGATTCGCAAGTGCAGTCTCCGTCTTTCCGATTGCTGTCTCATTTGCGGTGAACTCTTTCTCTAACTTGTCAAGTTCCTCTTTGAGTGCCTTTGACTGCTCGGAGTTCTTTCCGGTCTCTGCTGCCGATTTCTCATAAGCCTCTTTTGCAGCATCAATCTTTCCCTTGAGTTCCTCCTGCTTTGTTTTCTGTTCTGACAGTTTCTTTGTCAATTTTTCCTGTTGCTCACTGTTTAACTGCACGATGTTCTTTTGCACTGTTATCTTTTGAGTGAGCGATTCGGCTTTTGCCTTGAGGCTGTCTGTCTCTGAACCGAACAACTTTGCTTTCGTTGCTGCCGTAGAATATTCCGCAGATAATACGCGCATCTGTGCTGCTGCAGACTTCATCTGCTGTGTATAACTGTTCGAATCAACACTTAATTTAACGCTTGTAAAAGCCATCTGCTTTCACCCCCTACTGGTTCTCGTTTATAGTATCCAGCTCGAATTTCAGATAATCGAGTAATTCCTCCATATCTTCCTTCATGCACTGGCTATAAGAATTTCTCATAACTTGGATTGCAATTTTCACAATCCTATCTATAATTTCACCGCATATCTTCCAGCGATTATTTTCATTCTCATCCAAATCATCCTCATATCCGTTCTCACGATCATATTCATCAAATGCGGATTTTTCTTTTTCAATCTGCTGTACTTCCACCACATTTAACATTTTCTGCATGAGGATGTCCTGCATAATAAAATGCACTGTTTTTACTGTTGTGAGGAATTCAACCGCATCAATCTTTCCGATCTCTGCGATTGGCACCTCATTATTTAGTAATTTTTGCAATATTTTTTTGTTAAAAAAATTTGCCTCTTCTATCTGTTGTGTCTCATTTTTCTCCATGAGACTAATGTACTGCTTGTACTGCTCTACTGTGATGGAATTTATAAAATAATACTTTCCACCGCAAGTCAGCTCAATTTCCGGAATCAACTTGCGGTCTAAGAATTTTTTGCGATTGTCTCCATCCGTTTTGCAAGCTCATTTCCTACCCCTATGTCAATTCCCTGGAATTCCATAATCAATCCTGCCGGATCAATTCCTGTTTTTGGATCTTTTAACTCCTCTACCGTGAACTGATTGCCATAGACGCTACAGATGCACTCACACATATCTGCGATATCTTTCTTTGTATATCTCGTATGTGCATCAACTCTCTCTTCGATTTCCAAATAATCCATATATCCATCAATGGATAATTTAGGCATCTCATATTCTTTATGGTTTACTGTAATTTTCTTAGTCATTCTTCCTGCCTCCTGTTATTCTTTTTAATTATTCGTGTGCTTTATCTTTTTCCTGCACCTTCGAGAACCAGTCTTTAATTGCTGTAGCTGCATCCGTATCCTCTGTTACAAGATTGGACTCATCCACGGAGATCTCATATTTATTATCCAAATTGCGCTCATAGAAAGATCCCTTGATGGTTTTTGTTGTCGGTGAAAGTTTTCCTTCTTTCGTGCTTGCCTCCTCGCTGATTCCTTCCGCAAATTTTCCGGCATATAACCATCTGAAATCATATTTTCCGTTAAGTTTACGTTCGCGCCAACCAATAGCAACTTCCGGTGCCATATCGTCTGCCGATTTTACCAGAAATCCATTTTCGTAAAGCTGGCCAAAAATATATGCGCGGTCCTGTGGTGATAACGCATTGATTTCCAGCTCTACATCCGTACCTTCGTAGGAATTGATCACATCCTCCGGACCATCATCCGAATAAATTTTTTCAGAAGTCCATTTTTCATCAATTTTCGCCTTGATTGCTCTTGCCAGCTTTAACGGTGTCTCTGCGACATATCCGGCCGCTGTATTCTGCGTTACTCTCGCCACATAGAAATCTCTACATCCACATGTTCTGCTGCGAACAATCTCTTTCTTTGTCTCACTTACCTGTGTTACCTGTTCACCCATAATTTCTTATTCCTCCATTTCATAAAATTTTGAAAATCGCTGTGCTTTCATGTAAATTCCATCTTCCGGTTTGGAATCGTCCCCATTCCTGCCTTCAAACGAAAATTCATTTTCTTTCATCAATTTTTTTATCTCTCTTGCAAGATCTATCTCATCCTGTTCTGAAAATATAGTGATCTGCACGGATTGCGTAATTCCTTCCGCTGAATCATCAGAAAAATTAACATCATCTTCTCCAAGATCCCACAATGTCACATGTGTTTTATGGATGTTTTTGTCATACCATCCCTGCATCACTTTTATTCCACTATCACTTATTTGTTTCAGCGCATTCGATGCATCGGTTATAATATCCGGACTCCTGCTCATGCTATCCCACCTCATTTTATTGTGTTATCAAGAAATGTCTGGTACTCCTGCTCTGCTATCTTCTGCAATTCAGAGTCTGCATCTCTTCCTGTCTCGTAAATAAATTCCCTTGGTGGCTGGTATATTGTTCCCCAGTTTATAAATTTCACGTAAAAGTGTTCACTGTTGTCCGATTTATCCCATCCAACTTCCGCGGATACTCCCGCGCCCTTTACCTTTGGTTTTCCCATTGGGACACTATCTGCTGCATGTGTAGACACCGATGATTTCGTACCAAAACCACGACCACTTTTTTTAATGTCCGCGGACTTTGGTATTTTCCCAGACATGATTTTTTTCACAACTGGTTCACCTTTTTCTACTATTTTCCTGTTTACTTCCGCAATTTCTGCATCACTGGCCGCATCTTCAAACGCTTTTAACAGTTCCTGCAATCCTTGGAATTCCATTTCTACTTTCATTTTTCTCCGTGTCAGATTCTGACTCTTCTATTCTCTTTTCCTGCATTTCAGTTGTACTTTCTGGTTATCCACAAACATAGGTGACGCATCATAGATTTTAAACACCGTGCCTTTGTATTCTGCGGAAAACTCTTTCAGATTTTTTCTTATATCCTCCATTTTCTGGCAGTTCCGAACCTCGAACACGATTGCATTTTCAATTCCCGTCTGCAATGCTGTGTATTTTTCTGTAGTGCTAAGACTTTTAACCTCGCACCAGCATTCGTAGAATGTTGATTCTGTATACTGTTTTCGTCCATCAACTACCTGTGATTCTCTCCGGATGATCTTAATCCTGCCCGTCTGCAACTGCTGCACCTCCATAGATCTCTTTCAAAAGCATAGATGATACTGCGCTGGATAGTTGCTTGGATTCCCCGTATTTTTCCCGGTTATCATACAGATTTTTTACCGATACAAGGGCAATCAATCGCTGTCTGCTGGTCATGTTATACGCATCAAAATTCGGAATCAGCTCCTGCATCTCTTCTAAAGTGGTGTTTATCATCAACTCCACAATGTCAATATCATCGTCATAATCAATATGACAGTATTTTTTGCACTGCTGTGTCAGATTTTCCCTGTATTCCTTTTTTTCTTCCTCTGTCATGATGCATCCCCCGTTTTCACGGGGCGGCTGACCGCCCCGCAGCATTTATCCATTTACTGTTTCTGTGATCTGTCCTTTAATCACAGCCTCTTCATCAACTGGCTGTACATCGAATCTGTCACGGACCTTGATTCCGGTCAGATCTTTATCCCACAGTCCTGCTCCTTTGTCATTCATGTCAATAGACAGGACGTTGCGATCAAACAGTGTGATCGCAGATTTTAAATCTCCACAATATACCGGATGCTTGTATGCATCTACCGTATGGCCATCACTGTTCATGACTTTTTCTGATTTCAGCGTTTTTTTAGACAGCTTAATAATTGGATATTCCCCAAACAGCAGCTTTCCCTTCGTCTGCAGTGTTGGATCTTTCTGGAGGATATAGTTTCCATCCTTATCCTTCAATTTATCCAGGTAGTTAAACCCGCTCTGATTGGTAATGACAACGGCAGCCTCTGCAATTGCAGGATCTAACTCTTCATTGAAAATATCTTTCAGGCTGTCAAGGTTCTCAATTACCATCTCGTTTCCCTTTGTCATTGTATCCAGCACTTTAAGGATCATAGCGTTACGTGTTGCTTTTGTCTTTTTGGCAATCCATTTGTTAATGTATGCCATAATGTTGGTAGCTGTATCTTCCAGCAGCTCTGCTGTGATCTTTAAGATTCCACCTTTTTTCTTAATTGCATATTTGATCTGCTTAAACTTTGGCTCATCCATTTCCGGAAAATCTTTTGCCTCATCCACGTTGTCAAATGGAGTCGATTCTGCATCAATTTCGATGTTTCGTGTTCCGCTTTTCGTAGTGACACCTTCTGTATTCACATACTGTTCCAGGTTGTCAGCAGATCTTCTTAACTCGATAATATCGGTTCTGATATCTTCCGGAATTGTGATACCAATTCCCAGTTCACTGTTGCTTCCGGGTGTAACGTCTGACGAGATTGCATCTTTATACACTTCAACATCTTTTGCATCCGGCTCTGTTCCTAAAAATCCAGCCCTAACAATGTTGACGAAAGATTTTACCAGGTTCTTTTTATCCGGTTTTACCTCTCCACCAACCTGTTTTGCTGTTCCATTCTTCACCTTATCCTCAATATGTTTCTGATCATCATCGTCCAGATCCATAAGCAGATTAAACTTATCCTGCATTTCGATAAGCTCTTCCTTTGCTTTTTTGCCCTCTTCGATTTTTCCGGCATTTACAAGATCCTTTACCTCCTGCTTTTTGGCATTGATCTTGTTTAAAAACTCTTCCATTTCTTTCTTTCCCATTTTTTCCTCCTTAAGTTCCATACTGGTACAAATCTTTGAGAATTTCGTCTTTTTCAGCTTCCATTCTCTGTTTTTCCTGTTCCGCAGCCTTGTTGTTCCGGTTCTCCAGTTCTTCAATGACCGCATTTACAATATCCTTTGTCTTTGGATTTCCCAAAGGCTCCGGTAAATTGTTGTATTTAGCAAAATAATCAGATGTACATGCTGCAACTGCTGCTTTTTCTTCAATTTCAATATCAAAGTACTGCTGCATTTTTTCGCAATCGAACCATGTTTCCTGCCGCATCAGATCCTTGATCTGATCTCTGGTCACTCCATCCTGCACATGCTGCATGTACACGTCTACAATGGAATCCTCACACAGGTTCAGCTGTTTGATTGTTTTTTCCATATCATCTGCATTTCCCCATGCCATACACGAAGGTTTATGTATCATAGCCTGCGCTCCTGTCGAAAAATGCAGTTCATCGCACGCAAACATGATTACAGATGCAATGGATGCTGCCATTCCATCCACATATCCGATCTTGTGCCCAGAATATCTTTTTAGCTGGTTGTAAATTGCAAGCCCTGCAAATACATCCCCACCACCAGAGTTGAAATAGATGTCAATATCTTCGTATCCATCCAACTGATTCAGGAAATCTGCAATGTCTGCCGGGCATTTGTCCTCTTCATACCATTCCGATAACCATGCTGCCGATACAATGTCTCCGTAGAAATAAAGCGAACATCTCTGTTCTTCATCCTCTGATTCGAAGTCCAGATAACCCACATTCTCTGTCTTTCCACGTTTTTTACGCGTAAAATTAAATCTTTTCTTTTCCACCTTTGCACCTCCTATTCCTCTCCGTCTTTATCCTTGTCAGGATCATCCGGATCTATTATTTTGTCCGGATCTGTCTCCGGATCTGTTATATTGTCCGGATCTATTTCCGGATCTGTCTCCGGATCTTCCGGATCATCTGGGATCTGCTGTCCCTTTGTATATGCTGCACCCGCCATAGTCAGCGGAACCATGTTGCCATTTGCAAGTAAAACGTCTCCACCCTCTCTGTCTGGAAGATCCAACTTCCTTCTGGCCTCGTTTGCCGTCATGACCGAACCACCAACAGCTGTTTTAAAATATTCCATCTGGGTTTTACTATCTGTTCTGAAAAGCACCTTTTCGTTAAATTTAAAATAACACCCATCTTTCTTTTGCTGGTACGATGTAATCTTATAATTTATCTCTTCCTCATACTGCTTTATGATAAAAAGCTCCGTATCTTCATAGAACGACAACTGCTGCATTTCCGAATTACTATAAGACGATTTCGAATAATCGTTAATCTGATTCGGTTTTACTCCAAAAGCGGCCGCGATCTGCAATGCTGTATACTTTTTCAGCTCAAAAAACTGTGAATCTGTCAGCTTTATGTCTAAAGGTGTCAGCTTCATTCCAAGTGGTACCGGAAGGACTCGTCCCATGTTTTTTACACCAGAGCCAAACTCTTCAAACGACTTTCGCAGATTTTCTTTTGCCTTTTCGTCAAGTTCTCCTGTATATTCCAGTGTTGCTTTCGCAGTTAAACCATTCTCGTAAAGATTATTCATAAACTCCTGTGACTTGGAAGCTCCTGCTACTGTTTCCCGTAGGATCTTCTGCACCGGAAGTCCCGTTATGCCATCAAACGAAAAGGATGTTTTAAAATGCATAACCTCATCTGTTCCAAATACATACTGTTTTCCCTGTATTGGATCAGTGTATACATACCATAATCGACCAACCCCCGCGAATAATCCGGCATCATCTACCACGATCTGTACACAATTGGATTGCATAACCCACAGATCCAGTATTTTAATATCTCCACCATATTTTTTCCGGTTAAATACTCTCCGGATATACACATATCCATTTCCATAGTGATTCCGGTTAATTTCTACTGTATTCCAGAATGTTGTTGGTGTCATAAAAGGGTTTGGACGTTCAGAGAATAATCTGGATATATCTGTAGGCTCTGCCTCAACAATCCCTTTATCCGTTTTCTGGTAGTATTTAATAGGCATTTTTGCCAATGTTTCAGATAGCATCTTAAGGCATGTGAAATATGTTACTTCGGATGTCGGTTTCCCTTTTCTTCTTAATCCCATCAGATCCAAAAAATCCGAAGAATTCAGTGACATAATTCCACCATTCGTGATGTTGCCATGCCACCAATCTGCTATTCTTTTCCCCAGTCTTTGGAACGGATTCATTACTCCTCGCCCCCTTTCATATATTTTTCATACATTGCCAGCCATTCATTAACTTCCTCGTTAATGTCCGGTCTGTATTCTTCTTTCATTGCCTCCGTCCATGCATCTATGATCGCATCAATCGGATCAATTCTCTCTGTCCGGAGTTCCTTGTCAATTTTTATTTCTCCATAGCTGTTCGATATTGTCTTAGCATTTGCTATCGACCAGGTAAGCAGCGGATCAGCCGGTACAACAATACTGCTGCCCTCTTTTCCTACTTCCTCTCCTTCTATTTCAACATTTCCAGCCATGATCTCCAACCGGAAGTCAACTGTTGCATCATTCAGCACCCTTGCTGTCTGTGTTACAGACAGCTCATTCATTCCAAGTTCTTCCAGATCGGACAGAAACGCGGATGCATTATGCGGATCATAACAGATCAGCTGTGGTTTCAAATCGTACTCATTTATCAGGTCTTTCAGGTAGCTTAAGATGTATTTATAATCAGTTTTTATTCCTCCAAGCGTTTCCGTTACCGTCACGAGTCCTTTTTCTATCCACAGATCATATGGGATTTTATCTGTTTTTATATGTTCGTCCACGCGCTGTGCCGGAATGAATGAATGTGTGTGTATAAAATATTTTTTCACGCCGTCCACCATGTGCGGAATTATCACTGCTAAGGAGGTAAGATCACCTCCAGCAGAAAGATCCAAGCCCACATAACACTTCATCCCCTTAAAATCTTTCAGGGATTTTAATACTGCACACGCTTTCCATACTGCAATATCCTTGATATACAACGCATTTGACCACTGTATCCACATATCTAACTGCTTTACCAGAAAGTCGCGCAGATCCTCACCGCCCATATCACGCGCAGTACGTGATACTGGAATGAGGTTTTCCAGAGCATCACTGTCAAATTCAAGAATTGGGTTCGCTTTTATCCAGTTTTTTGGTTCATACTCATCATCATTTTCATTCAGCTGTGCTATATACACGAACTGACTGTCATTTTCGAATACTCCCTTTAACAGATTGCAGCAATATTCATACAACTTATAGCACGGTGATTTCAGGTCAAACCCCGCTGTTGTAATCACAGATATCAACGCTGATTTTAGCTTTTTAATTCCACCCTCTAACAGCTTGTACATCTGGTTGGTCTTATGCGCATGATACTCGTCTACTATTCCAAGATACGCACGATGTCCGTCCAGTGACTTGGTATCTCCTGATAGTGCCCTAATTTCGGAATGTGTACACAAGCAATCAATCGTATGATTGTGCTCATGGACTTTAAACCATTCACTTAGTTCATCATCCGAATTTATAAATTTTACAATTTCATCAAATACAATGTTTGCCTGGTCCTGTTTGGTTGCCGTGCAAAATATTTTTCCGTACTTGAATCCGTCAAAGTTTCCATAGTAGGTTGCCAAAATGCCGTTGATAAATGACTTTCCATTCTGTCTGCCAAGCTGTACATAAGATGTCCGGAAACGTCTGTATCCCTTTTCTTTGGTTCTCCAACCGTTCAGTGATCCTAAAATAAAACACTGGAATGGATACAGCGTTACCTTTTCGTCTCCTTCACCTTCCGCTATGGTCAGCTCTTCTCCGAAGTTTATTATTTCTTCGGATTTTTCAACATCGAAGTAATACTTATACGGTGCTATCTTTGCTTTTTCCAGATCGTCAAGGTGTCTCTGGCATGCCAGCCGGACATAATCCCCGGCTATAATCTTTCCTGCTACTACATCAAGCGCGTATTGCGTGCAGCGGTCGGTTATTTTTTCTGTCTGCAAATGCTACTCCGCATACTTTGCAAATTTGTTTTCCGGTTTCTGCTGTGGTGGCTTTGGTACCACCAGACGGCACCTGGAGGAAACGGTCATTCCAAAATCTGATGCACCCTGTCTGCACTGTTTCATGCATCGGTCTTGTATAATCATCAAACTTTCACGCTCTGCGTTTACCACCTGTCTTGTCCCGACCTGTACAAGCCTCTTTTCCCCTGTTAGTGGATCTTTCTGCTCTTCGTATATTGGCACATCTACCATCAACGGAGTATTCCGGATCTGCTCTGTCACCTCTAAAAACTGCTCCTGTGCAATTATCAGTCTGGCCATCGCGTCACAATCAATATTCGCTATCAATTTAATAGCAAGAAGTTCCTTGGCCAGTTTCCGGAATTTCTTTTTTTGTCCTGCTGTCAGATATGTCGGAGGTTTTACATTATCGTTTGGTGCAACAACTTCCGCATCTTTTCGTGCTGCAATCTCTGCTTTTGTAAGATGTTTTTTACCCTTCATAACAACTAAATCTGTCGGTTGTCGCTGCCCTGCCATTGTTTCAAACCTCCTTTCTGTCAATATCTGCATTCGTTTTTGTGTCATAATCTGACACCGCCCCGCCTGCCCTTTTTACGGATTTTCTCGTGGGGAATTTTCTCCAAGGAAAAGTTGGGGCGCGACTAGAAAAGCGTCGCGTAAAACTTTTTCATATCCCCCTGCCTCACGGAAATGCAAATTGATTAACGATCTCAGCTGTTTTTGAGTTGCAATCATACTCGCTTTGTTCTGCTTATATAAGGCGGTAATCGCATTGTGCGTGTTATGGCTCAACGGTATCAAATTCAGTGGGTTTAATCGTTGCTCCCAATCATCTTCCAGCTCTACTATGTGGTGGATTGGATCAGAGTCTGTCAGTGTAATTAACTGCTGCTCCACATACAGTGCATATATGTCTATATAGCCGTATATGCCCATAATCACAGGTCTTAAAGCTCTCCACTCTTTCGAGATATAGAACTCTGCAGCTCTCGGATCTCTGCGTGTGTTGTTATATCTTGTGTGTCGAGACTGCTGCCTCTTCTCACACTCTTCACACATCTTCATCACCTGCGGAATCAGCTTTCCACATCGACAAGTTTTCAATAACATACTGCTGCCCTTCTCTTCTTTGTTGCGGCTACAATATAGCAGCCGCATAGAATAACATGAAGCAAGCAAGAAAAAAGCGACTGCATTTCTGCAATCGCTTACCCAACTGTTCACGCTATCATATTAACACATTCAAATCCCCTTTAGGTCACCCACTTTTTACCCCCTATTTCCCCCACTTTTTACCCTGTTTTGCTCAAATTGTCCTCAATTTCAGCGCAATTTGCGCCATTATCTAACGCTTTCGCGCCAAATAATTTTATGGTCAGCTTGGGAATCATGGCTCTGCACCATTTCTTGGGAGAATTCTTCCCACAGCCTGTATCTCTTGCCACCTCTGCATATGTCTTTCCCTGTATGTATACAGCCTCTAATACATCATACTTATATCCCTCCCCGGATGCTTCCACATCTTCTTTCAGGGATTTCATGGCTTTGTCTATATGCTCCAACAAGATTACGGTTTCTGCTCGGCATTCCCTTATGGATCTTAAGTATGCTCTTTCTGCAGATATGTTATATCTGTCTGCTCCTATTTGATCCGGTTCTGATACAGCCTCTTTTACATATCTCTGCAGCTCTCTATAGTTCTCCAGATATATAAGCGTAAGCTCTGTCGGAGTTTGCAGCTCTTCTTTCCGCTTTCCTTTTCTTTGCATTTCATTACCTCCGCTTCTTTTCTATGGTTCTTCGCTGCGCGGATCTCTTGCTTATAATCTGCATCTCTGCGCTATTATCGGATATCACCATCCAGTTATCTGGTCTAAGATTATTTAATGCTATCAGTTCTTTCTGCTCCCGTGTCGGTTTTTTTGGTTGTTTCATCTACTGCTGCCTCCTCTTCCTCCCTGTATGGCTTTGGCAATGGCATCCAAGCATTTACTACCAGTCCATATTCAATATATGGTTTATCCTCGTCCCACGGATAAAATGCTCCATTTCCCTGCTCATCCGTTTCATATCTTGCAATATCTGGTAATGTAAAATTCTCGAACGATACCATTATATATTTTCCTGTTTCTGGTACTGATTCCTCAATTGGAATCCATCCATCTTTTTTAATTTCGCTCATGTATTCTCCTTTTGTGTTAGCAAAGTACTGTGTGCAAAGTCCTATAGCACCTAATACTTTGCTAAAGTCCTGTGCATCAATCTCTATTTACTACCTCATATGCATCTGAATATTCAATTCCATTCACTGCTGCACAGATCAGTCCCTTTAACATCTTTACCTGGGAATCGGTCCAGTTTTCTTCTGCTATCCTTATCAGGTCATTTTTTAAATGGTTTTTTTCCTCCAAACTCTCATATTTTGTTAGGCATCTTGGATTATCCCATATGATTTTATATCCACAATTACAGCAATAGTTTTCTGACACGCCTCCTCTTAATGTAGAACCGCAATTTCCACAGGTGTATGTATCATACTTCTTTCCATATTTTCCTTTGTGAAATTTTGGTTTTACACCTATTTCAGCTTTAAATGATTTTTCCGCTCTTGCTGTGCTTAATTTATCATCATTCATATGATTTTTTGTATGTTCATCTAATGTGATATACTTGATACTATTATAATTTTTCTTTCCCATGAGTTTCTCCTAAAATATCATCCAGGCAATCATTAAAGCCCACACAATACCATTTATTTATACTAAGATATAATTCTTTTTTTTCCGGTAACTCCCGAAGCGGACACCAATCTGGTCTATCTTCAATCAGGTCGATATCCCTTGCCGTTTCCATTGCTTGACAAGTCTCCGTGTCGCTTTCCTCGTCACAATACATAAAATTGCATCCGAAGCACGATTCCGGCATATTCATTACCAACACTGCTTTTGACATATCTCACACTCCTTTCACAATTTCAAATTTCTTTCTCTTTTTCTCTGCATATAAGTTTGTAATCTTATACCTGTTACACTCACACCTCCACATATTCTTTCCCTTGCCGTCATAATTTTTACAATCCTCACACACAAAGCACGGCTCGTCCATTTCACCTGTGCAGTTATCTGCACATTCAACACAATTGGCGCAGTGATTGCAGATACAGTCGTAACATGGGATTATGGTTGCGCTGGTTTTCTTTTGCATGGTTGCGCTGGTTTTCTTTTGCAATGAAGGTATAAGTCCTAACTCTTCAAGTGTTATCTGATGATTCATAAGGATTCTGGTTTCTCGCACCTCTCAAATTCGATAACCCAAACCCACGGATTCGCATCCCATCCGTGGCGGTCAATGTCGGATTTCTTGATGGTTGAGGTCCAAAGTTTTTCCCATTCCATCATCACTTCATCACATTGACTGCACTGTTCTTCTGTCCCATAACAGCACTGCGAACCGCTTTCTCCGTATGTATTAAGACAATCCCAACAATCAGGATAAGCTCCCTCTTTTATCACATCGGCTGGCTTCATCTCCTGCAGCCGCTCCACTCTCACTTCTGTTACCTTAAGCCAGATACGTGCCGCTTCTTTCGGCATCTGGATTGATGGTTTCCACTTCGTAAGATCTGCAATATCACCTCTTTGCCAATCTTCGTAGTAATAGTATCCATTCGGAGCCTTTTTCCATGTTTCTCTGACATACAGGGTATCGCCTGGTTGATATGGTGCTTTTCTGATACACGGCTCATTTTTTCCGTTATACAACATAAGTCCATCTTTAATATATCCAGTCCACCATGGATTTTCTCCTGAAAAGAATTTTACAAGCCGTCTGGCACAACTTTTCCGTCCGTCCAGAGTCGCCCGAACCATCTCTGTGTTAAATAAAATTTGTTTAATCGCCATCTGCTTCACCGCCTTTTTAATATTCTCTGCATTTATTCTTTTTCCCGGACATTTTCAATTTTTGCTTCTACGTGTATCCCATATCCATCTGGATCTATCAGTTCAAAACTGATGCTGTTTTCATCGGTTTTAAATTTTTCAGTTAAGATTCGTTTTAAATCCGTCTCGTCCAGCCATATTGTTTTTGTTTCTTTCATTGTCTAATTTTCCCATCAAAAATCTACGTTTTATCAGCTTACTTTTATTTTTTACCCTATTCCATTCACTTGGCTTAATGTAAATATACTGACTGCATAAAAGATATGTGTTATTCTTTCGCTTTTTGGCTTTTCTTCTATTCATTTTTAATCATCCTTTTTAAATTTCCTACCATAATTTTCCAAAATCTAAGCAAACCTAAGCTGTCCGGTCTGTTCCTGCGCAATCCTCATGTTTCCTGTGCGCTTTGCTACGCACAACTCTGGTAAATTTGCTTTTACCAGCGCGGCAGGAATTGGCGGACAAACTGCATTTCCGCATCTGCGCACCTGCTCACTTCTGGGATACTTTTTCCCGGTATAGTCGTGATCTATTATGTAATCATCCGGAAAGCCTTGGCATCCGTACAGCTCTTTCGGTTCCAACATCCTCAATCCTATGTCCACAATCCGGTAATCTACACCCTCAATCGTCACAAGTCCGAATCTGTCTTTTGTGGTCACGGTATCTAATGGTTTCTCTATGTCCTGTCCAGTTGCATCCCCATAATATTTAATCAGAAATGCTCTGACTTCTCCAAAGTGTCCATCTCCCGCCGTTATGGTCGGTATCGGTTCGGCAATGTTCCTGCCGTCACAATGGTTATTCATCTGGATGAGTGTCGCAGCGCATACACTGTTATGATCTATCGCCGTTACGGTCGGGAGTGGATTTTCTAATGACTCTCCAGCTCCCGTATATCCTCCATCGTAATACTTATGTAAAAACGATGTGACAAGACCGTACCTGTTTGAGCCATCAACAGTCATGAGTGGATCGTCAATTCCCTGTCCCCGGACTTCTCCCTGCGCCGTCTCGGAATGATACTGGATCAGTGTTGGACTTATTAAGCAATGTTCATTTTTGCTCACTATAGTCGTGAGTGGTTCCCGTATATCCTTGCTCCGGTCTTTTGCAAATCCGGTCTGTCCGATCTGTACCATATACGGTTCTACAATTCCATACCCGTGTTTCCCGGTAATAGTAGGCATCGGCTCTCTGATATCGTTCGGTCTACGTTCTCCACCATGATTGCATTGGATAATAAACGGCTCTGGATTTTCCAACACAAATTTCTTTAGTCCTCTTGCAATCCTATCCATTGTTTTCTGTGCCAGTGGGCGTACCGCGCGGATACCGTATTTTTCCTTTATTTCTTCCGAGCTATCAAAGATGCTAGGACACGGCAAGGAGAAATCCAACTGTGTATATGCTCCAACATACGGTTTGAGAAGTCCTGCTTTGACAGCTTCACTGTCTGCCGGTGCGTGTGTTGGCTCTGGCCAGACAATTGACCTGCTGTCGCACCGCGCGATCATAAAGAATCTCTTGCGCATAGTCGGCGCGCCGTAATCCGCTGCTACCAACTCTTTAAATTGCACCTCATATCCTAAATCGGTAAGCTGTTGCACGAACTTTCTAAACGTCTCTCCCTGTTTACTCTTGATTGGATGATGCTTCCGGTTCAATGGTCCCCATGTCTTAAATTCCTCCACATTCTCCAACATGATTACTCTTGGTCTGACAAGTCCCGCCCATCGGCAGGCTACCCATGCAAGACCTCTGATATTCTTGTCCTTTGGCTTGCCGCCCTTTGCTTTGCTGAAATGCTTACAGTCCGGGGAGAACCAGGCAAGTGCTACAGGGTGTCCTTTGCAAGCCTTAATTGGGTCTACCGCCCAAACGTTTTCGCAGTAATGTTTCGTATTAGGATGATTAGATTTGTGCATCCGGATAGCTTCCGGGTCATGGTTGATCGCAATATCCACACTATATCCGGTTGCCAGTTCTATCCCGGTGGAAGCCCCACCGCCACCGGCGAAGTTGTCAACGATCAGTTCTCCGTTAATCATTGCATTGCCTCCAATCATTTTTATCCTCAAATTTCATGCAATAGGAAGTTGCCTGACTTCTTTGGATGGTTTCCTTACACCATCCATATATCCCCCATCCTTCTGGTGGTTGCTTATTATTTTCAAGCATTTCCCATGCAGAACAGTTCTCACACCGTTTGTAATGCATCCAGCTAGGTGCTTCTCTTAATTCACCACACACATTTACTATGTGCATATCTGGTGGATTAAACAGATCCATTTGCCCTTGCATTTCTATTCCTCCCTATAAATCCTGCATACGCTTAAGTCGCTTGTATTAACATATCTCCCCCGCATTCGTTCTATTTCGCTTTCTGCTGCTTCTCTACTCTTAAAAACCCTCACCTTGGAATTTTGCTTACTGCTGTTAAGGACCTTATACCGTTCTCCGTTTACAATGTATGAGCCTTTACAGATGTAATCTCCACTCCTGTCAGTTATTGCATATTCTTGTGGTTTTTCAAGCTCAATTGTTAATTCTACCGGATGACTGCCTCCTCCTATGACATTCCACGTTTTCACGTTTTTGTGCTTTATTTTTCCCCAGAACTTCATATCTAGTAAACATTCATTAAAACTGTCCTCACAGTACCCATCTATGGATACACCTGCATTGCCACCGTAATTTTTCAAAAGTTCTTCCAATGTCATAGCATTTCCTCCTTAAAACAAGCTCAACTGCTGCTCTTCATATTTGTATTTCAGCTTTACTGGCAAGCCTCCGCAATGGAATATCCGTTCTACACGTTCCTTTTGCTTCAAATGTGCCATATAGTTAATATCTGCTTTTGGTGGTACTGATAAATAGCATTCCTCTGGAAATGGAATGTTATTTTCTTTGCATATTTTCCGGATCTGCTCCTGTGCATAAATAATATGGTTCCGCGTCAGGTTCATGTTGCAACCATCAGACCAGAACGGATCATTGCAACCATTCTGGTTTATATCTTTCCAATGTTCTATTTCTTCCCGAACATTTCTACAATACTGCTGCACGTTTTCCTGCGGTGTCCTTTCTTTCATTGCAATTCTCCTTTCTGCCTTACGCAATACTTGCATGCGACCGCATTTTTTAGACGATCTACCCCAGACGTATCAAGATACTCCCGCATCCGGTTTTTTTCTTGTCTGCCCTTAATTAAATGGCATCTCTTCGTCTACTCCATCCGGAATGTTCATAAACCCATCCCCAGCTGATCCGGCTGATGGTTCCTGCTGCTGTCCCCCTTCCGTCCTTTTGCTTTCTGCAAATTCCTGTTCTTCAACCACTACATCCGTTGTATATACTCTCTTCCCATCTTTATTGTTGTACGATCCTGTCTGGATGTGCCCTGTAATTAACACCTTTACCCCCTTTTTCAAAAATTTTTCTGCAAATTCCCCAGCTTTTCCAAAAGCCACGCAGTTGATAAAATCAGCTGACTGCTGCC